TACTATCTTCAACACAGAGAGATCTTTCTTCGACTCGCCCCATACTCCATACAATGGGGACTTACCTTTTTCATGTGTGGTAGATATATGGGGTATGTACGGCATCTTGGCGACAGCTGCATGTCTATCATCTGGGAACGTCGGTCCCATATGCGGCGTAGCGGACTCTATCTCAGTTGTATCACTTATTAGCTCCTCACCCTGTAAGTCTACAGCCAAGTCCTCTTGAGTTATGACCGTAGCCATGCCTATCTTATCCTTGGGTGTTCCTGCTACATGTATACCTAAAATCTTCATTTTTCCGGATGTAGGATCCATTACTGTATTCAATGCACCACAATCACCTCTTTCTGTTGGTGAATCATAGGCCCAATAACTCTTAACGATAAATTCCAACCCTTGTTCTTTATCAACAGATCTCAAATTCTGGCGAAGAGATGATCTACACATCCAGCGCTCGACGGAACCAACGCCTGTCTTCCTATTGGGTAAAATTAAACAAGATTCAACCAACGTCTTCTTCCCCAAATAAGCTCGAGAGACAAAGTTTGGGCGTATATCTCTATGAGTTGGCGCATTTGGAACCCTAAACAAGGCAAAATCCTGAGACTCTTTAGTTTCTGAATCTAATGGTGTTATTATATTGAAACAGTCTGCTACAGAACAAAACAATTCCACTTTTGAAACTAACTTGGTGAGTCTAACTTGTTTCTCCAAGTACGCTGGATCTTCCTTGACATTATTCATCAATATCGTAACAAAGTGAGCTGGTATCATCACAATGTCATCGACAATGAAAGTGGCAAAACCTGCGTCTTCAGCATAATCCGGAAATTTTATAACATACATATTTCTAGACATAACACTGTCCGTAATATCTCTATTCTGTATATCCCTAATCCCTCCTGCTTGAGTCTGGGCCTGAGCCATTTGTCTAAGTTGTTTAAGGTCAAATTTTACAGGCTGTGTTTTAGGTCTATATTGAGGTAGAGCGGTCGATTTCCATGATAACCACTCAGGGACAAACTTGATTACTTGAGATCCTGTAAACTTTAGTAGTTTGAAGGCAACCAATAATTCCAAGCAAGTCAACAAAGTAGGCCCAAAAGACTCCACAACGAATCGAGTGTGGTTCACTAGTGAGCTATACCAAGTTCGCTCCGATTCCGGAATATCACTAAAATTGGAAGACATCCTAGCGTAAGATTTTGTTATAGCCCTAAACAAACCCGGACTATAGTCCACACTTACCCTAGGACCTACATAGTCATCCAGCACCATGGAATACAAGCCCTGTGAAATTTGGTTAGAAACTAGGTCTGACAGTTCAGTAGGCAATAACACTATGAGTGGCAAATACCAATCGTTGGCATTCAACCAATTGAGTAACAACTTAGGGAAAGGATTGGAAGCCAACTCGTAGACAAGTTTTTGCACAGCTCTAGTCGGCCAGGTGCGATCAACCTTAAATTCCAACCAATTTGCTAGCACAGGCAAATAAGAGCTCTGGTTAGGAACAGCTCGATGTTTGATCCATGCTTCAACAGCACCTTTCACTTGAACAGATAAAAATTCTCGGTTGATCTGGGATAAATCACCAAACTCATCATGTACTTCAGAACTTAGGGGATCTGCCATAGGAATATGTTCGAGTCCGCACTCACTTGCTTGGTCGTACAGAGATTGAATATCAGTCATTTGTACAACGCCCGATTGAGGTTGTGCCTCTTGTGCTATACGCCAAGGTCTTTCTACCTTGGCAGCTTCGGCTAATGTCTGCTTCAACTGTTGCTGGTATTGCTCATGATATTGTCTCTTTAAAATCAACGCATCTGCAATTGCATCATTTAAGGATGCCCAGTCCCAAATTGTTCCGGTAAAATCAAACTTCTTTGTCTTATCATTATAAGTCTGAAGGTAGAACTCGCACATGTCTGGAGTTTTAACA